GTATTGGAAGAGTTACTTTTAATGGCGGTGGTAAAATTCAACAATTAGCTGAAAAAGTTACTACAGAAGCGACTGCTGCTACAGGCACAGTAAACTATGATGTTTTAACTCAAGCTGTATGGAACTTCACTACAGATGCTTCAGGAAACTGGACATTAAATATTAGAGGTGATGGTTCTAATTCATTAGATTCAATTATGGATACAGGAGAGTCAATAACTATTGCTCACATTGTTTCACAAGGTGGAACTGCTTATTACAATTCAGCTGTACAAATTGATGGTAGTTCAGTTACTCCAGAATGGCAAGGTGGTTCAGCACCAACAGAAGGTAATACCAGCTCTCTTGATGTATACACATATACAGTTATTAAAACTGGATCAGCTACATTTACAGTTTTAGCAGCGCAAACACAGTTTGCATAATAGGAGGAATATAGAAAGATGCCTATCATAGGTTCATTTGCAGCAGGATCTGCAGGGGGTTACGGCCAACGTAAAGGAATTGCCAGACAACCATACACAGTAGATTTTTTAGTCATAGCTGGAGGTGGTGGTGGTGGATATGCTAATGATAGAGGTGGCGGTGGCGGTGGAGCCGGTGGTTATAGAAATTCTTACTCAACAGAACCTTCAGGTGGTGGTGGAAGTTCAGAATCAAGTTTAACATTTAACCCTGACACAGTTTATACAGTTACAATCGGTGCAGGTGGAGGTAGCGTAGGAAACGGTAATAATTCATCTCTCTCAGGAGCAGATATTTCAACAATAACATCTATTGCTGGTGGTAGAGGAGGAACTCCTGGTAGTAATGGTGGAGACGGTGGTTCTGGTGGAGGTAGAGGACATGATCCAGTACGTCCAAACGGAAATGGAACTGCAAATCAAGGATTTGCAGGTGGTAGTGGTAATGTTAATCCTCCTTTTGTAGGTACTGGAGGCGGAGGTGCAGGTGGAGTTGGAGGAAATGCCTCTCCATCAGTTGCTGGCTCTGGTGGTGTGGGTCTCAATTCTTCAATTACTGGTTCTTCAGCTGGAAGAGGCGGTGGTGGTGGTGGAGGTGGAACTCCAGGTAGTATTAATTCATCAGCAAGTTTTGGTGGTGGCGGTGGTGTCGGTAGTGGTAGCGGTACAGCTGGAACTGCAAATACTGGTGGTGGAGGTGGTTGCGGTGGAGGATTCACTGGAGCCCCAGGTGGTTCAGGAGTTATAATACTTCGTATGCCTACTGAAGGTTATTCGGGAGTTACAACAGGTTCTCCAACAGTTACTACATCTGGAACAGATACTATTTTAACATTTAATAGTAGTGGGAGTTACACAGGATAATGGCTCATTTTGCAAAATTAGGAACAGAAAATATAGTTGAAAGGGTTGAAGTAGTATCAAACGATATTGCAACAACTGAACAAGCTGGTGTAGATTTTTTAAATAATCTTTATGGTACAAATGATGTTTGGAAACAAACTTCATATAATACTCATGGAGGACAACATTTATTAGGAGGCACACCTTTTAGAAAAAATTATGCTGGTCCTGGATATACTTATGATTTTCAAAGAGATGCATTTATACTACCTAAACCTTATAATAGTTGGATATTAGATGAAGCAACTTGCTTCTGGGAAGCACCAGTTGCTAAACCAGAATTGACACAGGAACAAATTGATAATAATTATAATTATGAATGGAATGAAGAAAATCAAACTTGGGATTTAATTGACAATTCTTAATTACCCTTTATAAGTCTTTTAAAAAGTGGTATGAAAGAATCTTTAAAAGATTATATATTACATTTAGATAAATGGATTCCTAAAAATTTCTTAGATAAATCTATAAAAGAATTATCTAATGATAAAACTTGGCAAAAGCACACTTATGCAGATAATCAAACATTTGAAGAAAAATCAAAAAATGGAAATAAAGAACTTGATGTTTGTGAGGGAGACAGTTTAACTTATTTAAAAGAATTACATGAATTAATTTGGAAAGCATTAGAAAAATACATTCTAATAGAAAAATTGGGTGGAGAAACTTTTAACGGTTGGTCAGGTTTTAGTAAAATAAGATTTAATAGATATAAAAAAGGTCAAATAATGTCCAAACACAAAGACCATATTCAATCTTTATTTACAGGAAATATAAGAGGTATTCCAATTTTAAGTATTGTAGGTGTTTTAAATGATAATTATACAGGTGGAGAATTTATAATGTTTGATGATTATGAAATAAAATTTAAAGCTGGAGATTTAATTATATTTCCATCTGTATTTTTATACCCACATTTAGTTAAACCAGTTAAAAAAGGAACAAGATACTCTTTCGTATCTTGGTGCTATTAATGACAGAAGCATCTATACATGGAATATTTCCAACTCCCATCTATATGTCGAAATTAGATAGAACATTAACGCCATTAGAATTAAAGTTTGTAGATAAATATAAAAAAGATTTTTATAAAAATGAAGGTAATACAACATCTAGCAATACTTATATTCTCAATGAGAAACCTTTTGCTAATATTAAGAAAGAATTAGATAAAAAAGTACAAGATTATTTTGATAAAATTATATCTCCTACTGATACTATAACACCTTATATTACTCAATCTTGGTTAAACTACACTGAAAAAAATCAATATCATCATAAACATGCACACTCTAATTCATTAGTTTCAGGAGTATTTTATATTAATTGTGATAAAGAATTGGATAAAATTAAGTTTTTTAAAGAAGAATATAAAACTATAAAACCTGAAATTAAAACTTGGAATTGGTATAATTCTGAATCCTGGTGGTTTACAGTTAAAACTGGAGACATTATTATGTTTCCATCTTCTTTAACCCACATGGTTGAAACTAAACAAGGAACAAACACAAGAATAAGTTTAGCTTTTAATGTTTTTATAAAAGGTACTATTGGTAATAACAAACATTTAACAGAACTTATATTATGAAGAAAAAATTAATTGATTATGTAAAAAATTACAAATCATATCTAAACGAAAATATATGTGACTCTACTGTTAAAGAATTAAAAAAATTAAATACTGATGAATGGAGACAGCATAAATTTCAAGATCCATTATCTAAAAAATTTATTACTCAATCAGGTGATCAAGAATTATCTACTTCTTATTCAAATGAAATTTCAACAAAAAAAATTATTATGGAAGAAATATGGAATGTTATTAATAACTATATAGTTAAAGATTTAAAATTTGATTGGTTTCATAGTTGGGATGGATATACTGAAGTTAGATTTAATAAATATTCTAAAAATACAAAAATGGCAGAACACTGTGATCATATACATTCTGCATTTGATGGTAATAGAAAAGGTATTCCAATATTAAGCGTATTAGGAATTCTAAATGATGATTATAAAGGTGGAGAATTTATTATGTTTGAAGATGAAGAAATTAAATTTAAAAAAGGAGATATATTAGTTTTTCCTTCTTTATTTTTATATCCTCATAAAGTAGAACCTGTCATAAAAGGAACCAGGTATTCATTTATTTCCTGGGTATGGTAAGTTGACTAAATTTAAAAAATAGTCTATATTATAGACTGGTACGGAGAACTTCACCATACCACTCTCCGTACTTTTAAAGAAATCTATAATAAATAATATAGTTTGCATAACTTTTTAAAATATTTAAAAAATATTAAATATCCTGTTAAAAAACAAAAACAAAAAGAGCTGTGGGATATAGAAGGTATTATTAAAAATAGATCTAATCAATCTTTTAAATTCGATATAAGACCTTTAAAAAAAATTAAAGATCAAGTTGGAAAAGAAGGATCTTTTAAATCTAAGGCCGATAAAATAGTTTTTGAAAGTATAAATTCTTGGATAATCGTAGATACAGAAGAGTTACATAATTTTTTAAAACAAAAACAACAAAAAATCGTGTTTGTAGATGAACTGCTTTCTAAGTTAGATTGGAATATAATACTACCAAAATAATACAAACACATATTACGAATCACCTTATTACAAAAAAACTATTGAAAACCACATGAAAGACCACTGGTTTAAAATTTAGCTATCTTTATAGATATACGCTTATGGTGTATAATCCAAATATGCCATTAACAAAAGTACAGTTTGCACCAGGATTTAACAAACAAGCATCAGACTCAGGGGCTGAGAACCAATGGGTTGA